CGCAGATGGAACTCGTAAGAAAGGAACACTTTCTTTACCTCCATCTGACAGAAAGACCACAACAGAAAACAGATAGAAGCGGTGGCTTCGGGAGTACAGGAGTATGAACAGAGAAGAATTATTTAAACATCATGAAGAGCTTTCAAAGATTGCTCTTGACATCATGAAAAAGAAGAATCATGACTATGCTGGCAACAGCGGAGAACAACCATTTGCAAATTTTGAAAGATGTGAAGCAATGGGAATCTGCAATACAGAGCAGGGATTTTTGGTGCGGATCACAGATAAGGTTTCCCGTCTAAGCACATTTGCAAATGCAGGAAGGCTGATTGTAGATAATGAAGGTTATCGGGACGCAATCCTAGACATCATGAATTATTGCGTTCTGTTCTCGGCTTATGTAAAGTCGAAGGAAGAAACTTGCAAGAAGCAGTAATCTCGCTATAATCGCCGCATGTCTTTTTATACTTGCGTAGAAACTCGCGGCAGCAAGATCCTCTATAGAGGGGTGGAAAATGGGATTCGGGTTCAGAGGGAAGTTCCCTTTGAACCCGTTCTCTTTGTATCCAGCAGTAAGTCTTCAGAATGGAAGACTCTCTATGGCCAGTCTGTGCATCCTGTCAGTCCGGGCAACATGTATGAGTGCCGTGAGTTCATTGAGAAGTATGATGGCATCTCTGGCTTTGAAGTCTATGGCCAGACAGACTTCATCTACCAATTCATCAGCAAGGAATTTCCAGAAGAAATCTCCTACAACGAACGAGAGATTGTTACAGCTTTCATCGATATCGAAACGACATGCGAAGATGGCTTTCCCCAGATTTCAAATCCAACCGAAAAGATCATTGCAATCACGGTTCGGCTTGGAGCAAAGTCTTATGTCTTTGGACTCGGAGAGTTCAATATCGACATTCCGAATGTGAGATGTCAGCAGTACGACGATGAAAGAAAGCTTCTGGAAGACTTCCTGATCTTCTGGGAATCACATGCTCCAGATATCATCACGGGTTGGAATGTTCGCTTCTTCGACATTCCATATCTTTACAATCGAATCTCTTATTTGATGGGAGAAGAAGATTCCTCCCGATTGTCTCCGTTCAATCGTGTGTTTGAGAAGGTCATTCAATCTGCAACCCGTGGACCCCAGAAGTGCTACGATATCGTAGGTATATCCACTCTTGACTATTACGAACTATACAACAAGTTCACCTACACAAAGCAAGAATCATATCGACTTGATTACATTGCCTCAGTAGAACTAGGAGAGCGTAAACTCTCCTATGACGAATACGACAACCTGAAGGAGTTCTACAAGAATGACTTCAACAAGTTCGTTCAATATAATTACCACGATGTTGAACTAGTCTATAAGCTTGAACAGAAGATGAAGCTTATCGAACTGGTTCTTGCCGTGGCCTACTCAGCCAAGGTGAACTACGAAGATGTCTTCAGCCAGGTTCGTACATGGGATACCATTATCTACAACGAACTTCTCAAAGACAAGATCGTAATTCCAAAGAAGAAGTCTTCGGTCAAGGAACAGCAGTACGAAGGCGCGTATGTCAAGGAACCCATTCTTGGCATGAACGACTGGATCGTTTCATTTGACTTGAACAGCCTCTATCCACACCTCATCATGCAATACAATCTCTCTCCAGAGACTATTTGCAGTGATTCATATTTCTTCCGTGGTGGTCTGACTCCTATTCGTGTTCTCAATAACACACCGGAAGCACAGACCTACACCAACGAAGCCAAGAAGAAGGGTATTTGCGTTGCTGCTAATGGCGTTGGTCTGCGTAAGGACATTCAGGGATTTCTTCCTCGGCTAATGGAAAAGATGTATGCCGAACGCAGTCAATACAAGAAGAAGATGATTGAGTGCCAGAAGAAACTGGAAAGCAAGAAAATCACTGATGAAGAGAGAACTGAGTTGGAGTTCCTGGTTGCTAAGTACAACAACTTTCAGATGGCCCGTAAGATTCAGCTAAACTCGGCTTACGGTGCAATTGGAAACGAATACTTCCGCTACTACGACGAATCAATCGCAGAGGCAATTACGCTATCTGGTCAGCTTTCAATTCGCTGGATTGAAAACAAGATCAACGAGTTCCTAAACAAAATGCTCAAGAGCGAGTTTGATTATGTCGTGGCCAGTGATACAGACTCCATTTATATCAACATGGGTCCTCTTGTTGAGAAGTTGGCCAAAGGCAAATCGACTGAAGAGATCGTAAGCTATCTCGACAAGTGTTGCAAGGAGATCATCGAACCTTATATCAAAAAGTGTTACGATGAACTTGCAGATTCCATGAATGCTTATGCCAATAAGATGTTTATGAAGCGCGAATCTATTGCCTCTAAGGGAATCTGGACAGCGAAGAAGCGTTACATGCTTTTAGTCCATGATTCCGAAGGTGTTCGTTATGCCAAGCCCAAGACCAAGATCATGGGCATTGAAACGACCAGATCATCTACTCCACAAATCATTCGGGAAGAACTGAAGAAGTGTATCGATATCATTCTTACCAAAGACAACGATACCCTAATCAAGCATATCGATGATTTCAGAAACAAATTCCAAAAGTTTGAGCCAGAAGATATTGCCTTCCCTCGGTCTGTGAATGGCGTAAAAGATTATACGGACCAAGTAACCATTTACAAGAAGGGTACTCCAATCGCGGTCAAGGGTGCTCTTCTTTTCAATCATTATGTCAAGAAGGCCAAGCTTGAAAAGAAATATCAATTGATTCGGGATGCAGACAAGATCAAGTTCTTGTATCTCAAGTCCCCAAACCCTGTAGGTGGTATAACTGGCAAGGATTGTGTTATTTCTTTCATGAATTCTTTGCCAAAAGAGTTTGACTTAAACGCCTATATCGATTATGATACTCAGTTTGAGAAAGCGTTCCTAGACCCACTAAAGGCTATCGTAGAAGCCATTGGGTGGCAGACAGAAAGACGAAATACATTGGAGGCTATGTTTTCATGATACACGAATTTAAAAGACTTATTCCAGTAAACACTCCTCTTGGCGAAGGTTGGATTATTCTTCTATTCAGTTCAGGAGAATTTGCAAATAGCCAATACATGGTAATTTTGGACAATGGACAAATTAGATATTTCGGCACTACTCAACTTACAGTAGTTGATAATGCAACAATCGGACTAACTAACGGAGAATAATATGGATTTTTTAAAGGAAATGATTAATGTCTCAGGAAACAAATTCGCAAGTAAAGTCGAAGATGGACTTGATGGATCTGATGTTGGCGGCTATATTGATACTGGGTCTTATGTTTTTAATGCTCTGTTATCTGGCAGTCTATTTGATGGTCTACCTGATAACAAGATTACCTGTCTGGCTGGTGAATCTGCTACTGGCAAGACTTACTTCAGCATTGGTATCGTGGCACAATTTTTGGCAGCGAACCCCGAAGGCGTAGTTCTTTACTTCGATACCGAACAGGCAGTAACTAGTGACATGTTTACTGATCGTGGAGTAGACCCAAAACGGATTGCTGTTTTTCCGGTAGAAACAGTTGAAGAATTTCGCCATCAGTGCTTGACCATTGTTGACAAGGTTCTTGCAACAGATGAATCAGAGCGCAAGCCAATGATGATTGTTCTTGACTCGCTGGGTATGTTGAGCACAGCAAAGGAAATGAACGATGTCGCTGAAGGCAAGAACACCCGCGACATGACTCGCGCACAAGTTATCAAGGGAACATTCCGTGTTCTTACTCTCAAGTTGGGTAAGGCAAAGATTCCCATGCTCATGACGAATCACACCTACGATGTAGTAGGAGCCTATGTTCCAACAAAGGAACTTGGTGGTGGATCTGGTCTAAAATATGCGGCTTCTACTATCGTAACTCTATCCAAGAAGAAGGATAAGCAGGATGATGAAGTTGTAGGTAATCTAATTACTTGCAAGCTTTACAAGAGCCGACTAACCAAGGAAAACAAGATCGTTCAGGTTCAACTGAACTTCGATAGCGGTTTGAATCGTTACTACGGTCTTGTTGACCTTGCCTTGGATTGTGGTATCTTCAAGAAGAACTCTACTAAGATTGAACTTCCTGATGGTACTAAGGTATTCGAAAAGCATATCAACGAAGAACCTGAGAAGTACTTCACCGCTGATATTCTAAAGCAAATTGATGAAAAGGTACAGGAGGAATTCAAGTATGGTTAAGAAAGCACTTATTATCGGGGCCAATGGCCAGGATGCTTCCTATCTTGCAGAGATGCTTGTTGAGAAGGGATATGAAGTTCATGGAACAGTTCGTAGAAACTCTGTTCCAGAATCGCAGACAACTCGTATCAATGATATTTGGGAGCAAGGAAAGATTCAGCTTCACTACGCAGATCTTACCGATCCGATCAGCATTGAAACAAATGTACAGAAGCTTCAGCCAGATGAACTATATCATATAGCAGCACAATCTCATGTTCAGATTTCATTCGATCTTCCAAAGTATACCCTTGATGTGAATGGTGGTGGTACTCTGGCGGTACTTGAAGCAGTTCGTAGATTCTCGCCAAAGACTAAGGTTTACCATGCAGCCACTTCTGAAATGTTCGGAAACTCTTGTGACTCTGATGGATACCAGAGAGAAACTACTCACATGAGTCCTGTGAGTCCATATGGCTGTGCAAAGCTTTATGCACATAATCTTTGCCACAACTATAGAAATGCATATGGCATGTTTATTTGCTCAGGGATTCTATTCAATCACGAATCTCCACGCAGAGGTATCAACTTCGTAACCAACAAGGTTGCTCTCCAGGCAGCAAAGATTAAGTTGGGTATGGCAAATGAACTTGTTCTAGGAAATCTACGAGCAAAGAGAGACTGGGGCCATGCTAGGGATTATGTACGCGGAATGTGGAACATGCTTCAGATGCCAAAGGCAGACGATTATGTTCTTGCTACTGGATATGCATATTCAGTAGAAGACATGGTTGAATTTGTATTCGAACATCTTGGCATGG